GCCGCCTCGAAGCGCGGGCGACATGATGATCTTGCCGGCGCGCGGATCGAAGGTGTTGATCTGCTCGTTCTTCGAGCCGTCTTCTTTCACACTCCACGCGATGAACCCTTCGCCGCGGAGTTTGTCGAATGTCTCCCGAGCGGCTGACACCTCGCGCGGGTTGTCAGGATCCCACATCTGCTTGGTGTCGCCGGCCGTTGCATCAGGTCCGAGCAGTTTCTTCGCCGCCTCGAGACCGACCATGATCTGAAGAAGACCCATCCCGACCTCCTCGCTCGCTGGATCGGTGGAGCACAAACATTGTCGGACGGTAAAACTGGTGCCGGCGGCCGAAGGCTTGCATTCATCCTCGCCCCGTGGCCGAGCACTTCATCGCCCGCTGCCTGCAATGTCGAGACGCGACGCCACACAAGACGTGCTTCCTCGACGAGCACGAAGATTGCGTCGTCTGTCTCTGGTGCCGCACGCATCACCCTCCGGCCGAGTGATCGGCGCGAAGTTTTTTACTCGGGGAGTACAGATTGTAGTAGAGTGCATCGCATGGCAAGCGAGGCGTGGGGCTCCTATCCGTCGATATTTGCCCTCGGCCACAAGCATCTCGCCGAGCTGTTCTCCGATGAGGTCCTCGTCGAGGAGAAGGTCGACGGCTCTCAGTTCAGTTTCGGCAAGTTCCGCGAGTTCAACCCGATCCGCGATCAGATCCGCGTGCGCAGCAAGGGCGTAGAGATGCTCGTGGATGCGCCGGAGAAGATGTTCCAGCCGGCCGTCGACACGGTGCTCAAGCTCGCCGACCAGCTCCACGAGGGGTGGGTGTATCGCGCGGAGTACCTGCGCTCTCCTCATCACAACGCGCTGTCGTACTCCCGCATCCCTGCCCAGCATCTGATCGTCTTCGACATCGCCACCGGGCTCGAGACGTATCTGCCGTGGGAGGCGAAGGCCGAGGAAGCCGCGCGCCTGGGGCTTGAGGTCGTGCCGCGGCTCTATCAGGGCAAAGTCGACATCGAGATGTTCCGCAAGCTGCTCGAGACGACGTCCGTGCTGGGCGGCGTCCAAATCGAGGGCTGTGTCGTGAAAAATTATGCGCGCTTCGGCCTCGACAAAAAGATCCTTTTGGGCAAGTACGTGAGCGAAGCGTACAAGGAGGTCCAGGCCAAGGAGTGGAAGACCTCCAACCCAACGCTGGGCGACATCTTCGAGCAGCTCATCGCGGAGTACCGCACGCCGGCGCGGTGGATGAAAGCGGTGACGCACCTTCGGGACGCCGGCAAGCTCGAGGGCTCGCCGCGCGACATCGGGCTCCTGTTCAAAGAGGTCCCCGAGGACGTCCGGAAAGAGTGCGAGGACGAGATCAAGGAGAAGCTGTTCAAGTACGCGTGGCCGCGGATCCAGCGCGGGATCACGGCCGGGATCCCGTCTTGGTACAAGGACCAGTTGCTGGCCCAGCAGTTCGACGCCGGCTCGTGGGGGACGCAGTGAGCGACGCGGTCCCGTTCATGAGCGGCACCGAAGTCTACGGCGGTGATTACTCGTCCGGTCAGTCCTATACGTCGTTCGTGACGTACGTGACGTCACTCGTGACGTCACTCGGCACGGCGACGTACCCGGGCCTCTGGCCGATCCCGCAACCCTATGTCGAGGATCCGGAGGACACGAAGGCGCGCCAGAAAGCTGCCCAGCGGGCAGAAGAGCCGCCGGCGTGAAGAAGCGTTTCGTTCGTGGCTGACCGCCGATGAACCACGAGATGTTGTATTCTGAACCGCGCGAAGAGTCGCTCGATGAGGAGTCTGAGCATGAGCGACCGCTGCGGTTGGCCCCGCACGAATTCTGGCCACACCAAGGACGCCCGGAGCAATTTTGAAGATTCGCAGGCTGGTGGATCTCGAGCGAGAAGAGCTGCAGAAGGCGCTGACGCGCGCCAAGGGCAACACAGCCGATGCCGCGCGCCTCCTGGGTGTGAGCAGGAAGACCGTGTACGGCATGATGCGTCGGCACGGGATCGGCACGATACGCGAGTACAAGCCACGCAAGACCGTCGTTAGCTAGCGAGGGGCCAATGAACGAGCAAGCGCAGCGATTCCCATTGTCGTGGCCTGTCGGCTGGAGGCGAACGCATCCTCATTTTCGCCGCCGCGCGCCCTTTCGTAGCCATGGCGGCGGCTTCGCCAACAAACTGTCGGTCGCGCAGGCGAGCGATAGGCTCGAGCGTGAGCTGAACCTTCTGAAGGCGACGGAGCCGCTGCTCAGCACCAACGTCCGGCTCGGCCTCCGGGGCGCGCCTCTCAGTTCTCAAGGAGAGCCGTCGGACACGGGGGCAGCCGTCTACTGCAAGATCGACGGCAAGCCGATCTGTTTTGCGGCAGACAAGTGGGACCGGGTGGCGGACAACATCGCGGCGATCGCTCAGCACATCGACGCCCTGCGCCGGATCGACCGCTATGGTGTCGGGAAGATGGAGCGCGCATTCGCCGGCTACGCGGCGCTGCCGCCGTCGACGGAGGAGTGGTACGTGGTTCTCGGGCTGACGCCGTACGCGACGCTGGAGCAAGTCGAGGAGGCGTTCCGGAAACTGGCCAAGGACGCACACCCGGATGCTGGCGGGAGCCATGAAGCGATGGCGCGCCTGACGGCCGCACGCGACCTCGCCCGCACCGTGCTGACCGAGCGATGAGCGACCAGCGCGACCTCTTCGGCCACGAGGAGTATCCGCCTCAGCTCTATGGTGGCCTCCCCCCGCACGTGGACCAAGACACCTCCCGCGAGGCGGCGCGCGCGATCAAGGAAGACGCCAACACCATCCGCGCGCGCATCCGTGAGCTGATCGGCCAGTCCTCCGGGCTGACGTGCGATGAGGTCGAGATGAAGACGGGGCTGTCGCATCAGACGGCCTCGGCGCGCATCCGGGAACTGGCGCTGCTCGGCGACATCGTGGACAGCAGCCAGCGCCGGCCCACCAGAAGCGGGCGCAAGGCGATAGTCTGGATCATTCCTCGGTGACAGACCGGCTCGTCGCCCTCTTCAGCCGTCACCGATTTCGGTACGCGTCGGAGACTGAACTCCAAGATGGCATCGCGCTCATGCTCGAGCGGGAGGGGATCCAGTTCAACCGTGAGTACCCGCTGACGGCCAAGGACCGCGTCGACTTCTTGGTGGAGCCCGGCGTGGGGCTGGAGGTGAAGACGCAAGGTTCGCCCACGGAGGTGTCGGCGCAGCTCTTGCGCTACGCGAAGTGGGTCAACTCGCTCATCCTCGTGACCGACCGGATCCAGCTCATCCGCCAGCCGAAGGAGATCGGCGGCAAACCGCTCACCGTGGTGCCCCTGTTGGGAGGGGTTCGGTGACGATTCCGATCGCGAGCGGCCAGCGGTGGCGGCACCGATCGAGAGGAGTCGTCCTTATGCTGCTGCGAGAGACGCCGAAGGGCTGGATCGCGCTCCGGGGCGGCTATCAGCAATGGGCGGTATCCGAGCGGGCGCTCCGTGAAGAGTATGATCTCCTTTTGCCCGGCGGGCAGATCAAGGGGTGAAGACCTACGGGACGGTGACCTACCTCCCGGATGCGCGCGTCTGGCGCGTCGACTGCGAGTCGCACGTGCGCGGCCGGCTCAAGCGCGTGTTCGAGAAGCTCGCCCGCGCCGAGACCGAGAACATCCTGATCACGGCCAACCTCGAGACCGCCCGGGAGCTGCAGTGGTTCCTCACCCGGTTCCCGATGGAGATGTCCGACGAGGACCGGGCCAAGCTCGCACAGGATTCGACGGAATACGAGGCGCGGCAGCAGGCCATCGTCGAGATCCTCTCCACGGAATTCGTTCCGCGCGAGTTCACGCTCCATCATCCCCCGCGGCAGTATCAGGCGGTCGGGGCAGAGCTACTCCTGCGCACGGGTCGCGAGCTAAACGAAGATGAGCTTGGCCTCGGCAAGACGGTCATCGCCATCGCCTCTATGACCGATCCGCGCACCAGGCCGGCGCTGGTTGCCGTGATGGCGCATCTACAGAAACAGTGGCGGGAGCAGCTCTTCAAGTTCGCCCCGGACCTGCGCGTCCATACGCTGAAGAAGATCGAGCCGTACCCCATCCCCGGGAACACCGACGTCCTCATCTCGAGCTACGATAAGCTCCGCGGCTGGACCGATGCGCTTGCCGGCAAGATGAAGATGGTGGTCTTCGACGAAGCCCAGCAGCTTCGGGTGGCCGGCAGCCAAAAGTACGAGGCGGCCGCGGCCATCGCGCGCGCCGCGGACTTCAGGCTCGGGCTGACGGCGACCCCGGTCTACAACTACGGGGACGAGATGTACAACATCCTCGACGTCCTCGAGCCGGGCTGCCTTGGCACGCGCGCGGAATTCGGCCGTGAGTGGTGTGTAGGAGGGCAAGCCGGCCGCGGCGCACGGATCGCCAATCCACGCGTGTTCGGCTCCTACCTGAAGGACCAAGGGCTCGTGTTGCGCCGGACGCGCCGCGAGGTCGGCCGGGAGCTGCCGCCGGTGTCGAAGCTCCCCCACTACGTCGATGCGGACCCAGCGGTGCTGGACAAGATCAAGAACAGCGCGGCTGAGCTGGCGCGGATTGTTCTATCGCGCGCGGGCGTCTCGACGTTCGAGCGCATGCAGGCCTCCGAGGAGTTGTCGACAATCCTTCGGCAGGCCACGGGTATTGCCAAGGCGCCGTACGTTGCCCTCTTCGTGCGCATGCTGGTCGAGGCTGGCGAAAAGGTCATTCTCTACGGCTGGCACCACGCCGTCTATGACCTCTGGAAGGAAGCGCTGCGCGATCTCAAGCCCGTGATGTTCACCGGGCAAGAGAGTCCGACGCAGAAGGAGCAGGCCAAGGCGCGGTTCATCGGTGGCGACAGCAATCTGATGATCATGTCGCTTCGCGCCGGCGCCGGCCTCGATGGGTTGCAGGGGAAGTGTCGCACCGTCGTCTTCGGAGAACTGGACTGGGCGCCAGGCGTTCACGATCAGTGCATCGGTCGGATCCATCGCGACGGGCAGAAGGAGCCGGTGATGGCGTACTTCCTCATCACCGACGTCGGCTCCGACCCTGTCGTCGTCGACGTGCTCGGTATCAAGAAACAGCAGGCCGAGGGAGTGGTGGACCCGAACGCCGACCTCATCGAGACGCTGCACGTCGACGAAGAGCACATCAAAAAGCTCGCGGAGCATTACCTGTCGCAGCAGGACCGCCCGGTGCCCGCCGGGCAGTTGGAGATGGCATGACGGACGTGACGTCGCTGGCGAAAGCGCACCGGATGGAGTGTAGCGGCCCCTCACCCTGTAACGGGTGCGACATGCTGGCAGCGCTGCGCGCTCAAGAGGATGCGATTGCCTTGCTCGAAGGAACCATCAGCGGGCTGCGGTCAGCACTGACACCGCTTAAGCACGAGATGATGTGCGCGGACCAAGCCTGCCGGATCGTCGCCGAACACCGCGGTCAACTCCTCATAGAGATCAAAGAGACGATCAAGGAGCGTGATCGGGCGTACGCCGACTACGCCGCCTTGCGTTCAAAAGCGACACGGCTCCGTGCGGCGGTGGAGTTCTACGCGGACCCAGCGACGTATATGGCTATCGCTTTCCTGCCTGATCCGCCGTGCGGTGATTTCGTAGAAGACTTCGATGATCCGGACGATCCGGACTTGCCCGGCGTGCGCCCCGGTAAACTGGCGCGCGCGACTCTGGCTGCGACCGAGGACCCATGAACCTCTTTCAGAGCGGCGACTTCACTCTCCACAGCGGCGAGAAGAGCAACTTCAAGATCGACTGTGATGCCCTCACGGACGCGGATATCGAGGCGCTTGCCTTGATGATGGCGATGCGCCTGCCGCGCTACGAGAAAGTGATCGGGGTCCCGAGCGGCGGGCTGCGGATAGCGAAAGCTCTCGAGCGGTACGAGAGCATCTTCGGTAGCCTGCTGATCGTCGACGACGTCTACACGACCGGGGCGAGTATGGAGAACAAGCTCACCGAGATCCGCCAAGAAGATCGGGAATGCCCTGTCATCGGCGCGGTGATCTTCGCGCGCCGGCCCACGCCGGCGTGGATCACGCCACTCTTCGTGATGTCCAAGGAGGTTTGAGCGATGGCACCGCTACTGACCAACGAAGAGAAGTACCAGAAGTTTCGTGAACTCTACGCCGACAGCGATCTGTCGCGGCTGGATCACAGGCGATTCGATGCCTTGGTGCGGCTCCTGCTCAACATCCCGGACCCGCCGCCGCCGGCGGCCGCCGGACAATTCGTCATCTCGAAATTCGATGGGACGATCCTCCAAGTGACGCATTACCAAGGAGATTTCGTCTGCGGCTGGACCAAAGAGGGGCAGGGGTATCGAATTCCCATTCGTAACGCTGTGCCGATCGCGGCGTGGAACAAAGACACGCTGGAGATGCCGTTCTGATCCAGAACATCCCCTATCGCATCTTCGTCCTCTCCCAGCGGGCGGACCGGCCGAACGAGCCGTGGACGATCGAAGATGTCTTGGGGCCAGGACCGGTCGATGTCGAGGCCAAGATCCCGGAGTACATCAAGGGCCGCCCCTACCCGCTCAACTGGTCGTTCTGCCACGAAGAGTGGCGCACCGTCCACGAACTTGGCGGGCCCAAGGTGTACGTCGACTGCAAGCGCAACTACTACGAGCCGATGCTGGATGGCATGGCCACCTCATTGGCGCAGCTCGGGACTCGACTTCAGGAGTACGCGAACTCGATTTTGGCCGTCCGGAACCACAAGTAACCCTCGTTTTCCACCTCCGCTGCTCGGATTTCCTCATCTGAAAGTTTGACCGCGCGGGCAGAAGTCGCATATCGTCGCTGCAAATGTGTACTCGTGAAGTAAAAAACTAGATGCCGCGGAAACCGACTCCGCCGCCCGAGTCGACCTCGCCGCCGCCGCAGACCGTGGCCGACGGGCTGGCGGCGTTGTATCCGCCGGACAAGACGAAGGTCCCCTGCCAGATCTGCAACAAGCGGGTGCCGGACATCGCGTTCCACCTGACGCGCGAGCACCCCAAGATCGACCTCGCGGAGTACGTCGCGGAGTTCCGGGACGCCCCGCTGCAGGGGGAGGCGGCGCCCAAGGCCCCGGATACCAAGTCGATCATCACCGTCTCGAAGAAGGAGGCGGAGAAGCACCCTGGTGGTCGGGAAGGGGTGATCATCGAGCGCTCCCTCCCCGAGGAGGAGCGGCCGATCTTCCGCGACAACATCCGTGGGCACATCGACAAGGGCTACGACGACATCTACTTGGTCTGCTCCGCCTCCTACTACCAAGTCGTCTCCCAGCGGCAACGGCTGAAGATCGAGGAGACGCGGGTGAGGAGCGGCGGGACCGTGGTGCCGGCGGCCGAGATGGCGGCGCTGGACAAGACCGAGGAGAAGGTCCAGAGCATTCTGCGCGATCTCGAGAAGAACCGCCAAGCCCGCCAGCCCGAGAACGAGGACCCGCTGGCCGTCGTCGAAAAGGAGCTGATTCAGGCCGAGAACTGGGTGCGCAGCGTCATCGGCGAGTTCCAGCACGCTTGCCCCAACTGCCACGCGATGCTGCAGCCGCCGGCGCTGCCGCACTGGGCCTTCGACAAGATCGTGACCGAGCGCGGGACCGAGTGGCCGGTCTGGTCGCCGGAACTCTGGCGAATGCTGAATGCGGGCCAGATCGAACTCTGGCAGATGGCCTACGCGCTGCGTTGCTCGCCGGAGGGGTTGTCGGTGACGGCCAAGCGCCGGGGCGAGACGTGGCCAGCGGCGATCAATCTCGAGGTCGAAGAGCGGAAGCTCCGCGTGGTGCTCGAGGAACAGGACCGGCCGCAGTTGCCGGTGGTGACGACGGGCGCATGAGCTGCGAGACCTGCGAGCAGGTGCTGCATCTCCTCGCACGAGCCGAGGCGCTTCTGGAACAGGAAAAGCGCGTACGACATGATCGCGTTACGACGCTGGTCGCCCTGCTCCAGCAGTATGAGTCGCGCCTGAAAGCCCTCGAGTCTCAGCAATGAGTACCGCCCTCGCCCAAGGCTCCCGTGAATCCCAAGCCGTCTGCCTGAACTACGTGATGCGGCACCCGGTCGCCTTCAGAGAGTACTGGGCGCCGCGCGTCACGAAGCGCAAGTTCTGGCACCGCTACAACTTCTCGCCCGTGATGCTGGCGGCGGACGCCGGTGACACGGCGTTCTACGCCGGCCGCGGAAGCGGCAAAAGTTTTTCAGTCTTGGAGCCCGAACCCGTGCGCCACGCCGTCACCCATCCGGGCGAGGAGACGCTCGTCACCTCGCTCCGGAAAGTCCACGTTACGGCGCGGATGGAGCGGGTGATCGACTACTTCGAGGGGATCGACTTCTTCAAGCTCTTCCTGAAGCGCGTGGTGCGCAGCCCGGTCTATCAGGTCGAGACGAAGACCGGCCACATCATCTACGGCGTCTCGTTCGGTGACGATCCCGAAGCGCGGACCGTGCAAGGCCCGCACGCCTCATTGATCATCACCGAGGAGAGCCAGCAGGTGCCGCCGCGGCCGTGGATCAAGCTCCAAGGCTCCAAGGATCCGCGCGGTTCGCGCACCCTGATGATCGGGGTTCCGGACGGACGGCTCGATACTCCGTTCCGGCATGCGGACACGAAGTTCGAATCCTTCGCAGGCCGCCGGTTTCACCTGAGCCGCCGGCACGACCCGTACTGGGACACGCGCGCCAAAAAGAGTGCCGTGGACCAGTACAACGGCGACGACAGCGACATGTTCAAGCAGGAGATCGACGCCGAGTGGGGGCACCCGGTCTGGTCGGCGTGGGATATCGATGCGCTGGGGCGATGCGTCGAGGGCTCGCTGGTGCCGGTCTACCTGAAGATCGGTGGCAAAGCCTACCGGCAGGCCGCGATGACGCCCACCGTGGTATGCGCGGATCTGCCCGGCCCGGACAGAATCCATCGCCACGCCCGCCGCATGTTGGCCCTCGACGTCGGCTATTCGCAGGCCACCGAGATCCTCGTGATGGAAGAGCGGCAGGAGCGCTGGTGGCTGATCGCCCGGATCGAGTTGGTCGATAGGATGGAGCACAACGATCAGGCGGCGGTGATCAAAGAGATCGCCAATCGGTACTTGGTCGAGCGGGTCGGGCTCGATACCTCAGAGGGTGAAGGGCGGGCGATCGCGGCCGAACTCGAGGAGGACGACTACTGGCGCCTCCGGGTCGTGCGCGTTGACTTCCGAGAGCTGCGCGTCTCCGGCTACACCCCAGAGGGCGAGGAAGTCCACGAGCCGTCGCGGGACATCGGCACCAAGCAGATCCGGACCATGATCAACATCCGCGACCTCGCCATCCCGCGCGACGAGCAGATCATGGAGGAGTTCAACTCCGAGGTCGAGATGCGGCTCGGCGATGGCACCACGAAGATCAAGACACCAGCAACCGTGCACATTACGGACGCCTTTCGCGTGTTCGGCGTGCTGGCGTTCTTAGAGCATCCGCCGCTGCCGCCCGGCGCGGCGAAAGCGACAATCGTCATGCCCGAATGGGGTGGAACGGGGCCATGGGGCCGTCCGGCAGCGTACGTCATGTGAGGGGAGCCTGAATGGCGCGGCGAAAGAAAGTCGAAGCGGCAACAACCGTCCCCGAGCTGATGAGTGCGCCCCAGCCGGCGCAGATCGGCCAGCTCTTCAGCGACATCCCGGCCATGAGCCCGCACGAGATGCTACAGGGTGTGACGCAACGGATGGACCGCATCTCGGCGTCCGTGCGCGGGGATTATGCTGGCACCCCGTCGAATCTCCTATCGTATCCGTCGACCTACCAGCAGCGCGTCATGCGGGTGTGGGACGGGTACAACACCGACTCGTTTTTCAAGCGCTTGATCGATCGCACGTCGGAGTTCGCCGCCAACGGCTTCCGCTGGGAAGTGAAGACCGAGAACCGCGGC